GACAAGCAGTTCACCCGCAGCACCGTTAGTAACCGTGCAAGTAGCAGTACCAGAGATAGCAGCAATGTCAGGGGCGGTACGGCATTGGGCAGCGAACGTGTAGCCAGTAATGTTTACAGGGGTCACCCCTGCTTCATCGGAAGTGATGACAACCTGGAACTGCCAGGTGTCTCCACGCACAAAAGTAAGGTTTGCTGTTAAAGGTGCAGCCATAACCCGAATACTAGCAGGTCACCATTTGACTTTGTTTGCCCAGTATGCAGCAGACATTTTGCCTTTAGCAATGTTCTTAGCATGACGGGCTTTGAAGGCATCATTGCGGGCGGAACCATCAGGTGACCCTTGGACACCCTGCTGACCGAACCGAATCAACTTTACTTTGTCGCCTTCTTTAGCGAGCACAGCATGAGACTTGCCTGCCTTTGGTGTTGCTTTAGGTTTGTTGTACCCTGCAAACTTTTCTCCACGATACTCAATAGCCATTACTTCTTCTTTGAACGGGCAGCAGCCATGTTGTCAATAAGGTTAGGGTACGGGCGACCCGCTTTTTTGGCACGGGCTTTAGCAGATGCTTTTGCTTGCGGAGACAATTTTTCTGACTTCTTGTTAGGGTTTGGTTTATCCCAAACTTCTTTCTTTTTCATTCTGCTACTCCTCTGGCAACAAGTTTCTCAATGTCGGGGCGACTTTCAATTTGGGCTGCGCTAGTAGCGGTAGCCTCAAGACGGGCAGAGCCATCAATGCCACGAGGCTGATAACCTTGCTTACGTAAACGTTTATATGCTGGCATATCTTTGTCCCACCCACGAGCCTTCTGTTCTGTCTGACTTACGGCAGCACCACGAGTAGTGGTGGAGTTTACGCCTGTATGTACTAGCGATACTCTGCAACCGAAACATCCTTCAACATCAAGGTTAGGGTGTGTCTCTTTATGTTTCATGTGATGTAATCCCCGTATCCAGCAGCAATTAAATCTGCTTCTTCTTGTGCAGTTAATTCGTGGATGTGTCCACCATGATAGATGATATCAATGTCTGTGTCTTCATATGGTTGATCTTCAACAAAAGAACCATCAGTTAATTTGAACACGTTTCTTCCCCGTGCACCAGGGGTGAGGTAACGGAAGATACCTGTTTCTCCTGGTTCAGCCCAAAATACGAATGGGTCTGTTGGGGTTTTGAATGTTGCCATGTCCCTACAATAGCAAAAGCCCCCCGCCGAAGCGGAGGGCTGATGCTTTGAGCGGAACGCTTTAGGCGTTGTTTGTGCCGATGCTTGAAGCAGATTCAATACGACGAAGCGCTGCCTCACGGAACACACCGTAACCAACAAAGTGCTTCCAGCCGACAGGGCGGAAACGCTTGAGGAGGTCGGTGATGTTGCCGTACACGATACTTGGCTGTGCGCCATACTCGCCACCAAGGGAGATACCCTTAGCGAGAGCCTGCGTACCCATGATGAGTGTTGCGTATGAGTCACCTGTTCCTACTGCACCTGCGCCGTTGAAAGCGTTGGTAAAGATTGGGGCACGGGCTGATTCCATGAAACGTACACCTTCAAACATGCCGATTTCACCGTTGTAAAGAGGCATTGCGTTGGTGTACTTGTACGAGTCACGCCAACCTGAAGCATCGGTGATGCTGCGAAGGTCATATGAAACGTCTGGGTGGATGAAGCCAACGTAGTTGCCGTTGATGGTTGGTACGTTTGCTCCACGCAATTGTGCCACTGCACGACGGATGTCTTTGGCGGTGAGGGTGTCGTCAACGTCCATGTCAATACGGGCGGTTGCGGTATCGGTTCCACCTGTTGCGTAGATTACGTTTGTTCCAGCCTTAAGTACGTTTGAGGCAATTGTGTCAATGCTCAAACCTGCGTTGTACCCGACAGCGTTTGCTGCTACAGGGTCAACAGGAAGGAACGAAGAGGCACGGAGTTTAGCGGTTGTTACAGTTGCGTTGCCGTATTCGGAAAGCGTTACTGTTACTTGGCTGTCGCTCATTGCTACAGGGGTAACGTCTTCAGTTTCCGAAAGGGCGGAGGTTACTGCTGCCATGTCGTTGAAGATTGTGAATTTGATTGATGCACCTGGGTTGGTAGCGTTCGTTGCCTGAACGTCTGCGAACTGGTCAAAGTACAGTTCTGGACGAAGGGCGAAGTATGCCAACTTTTCAAATGCAATCTGGTCGGTTGTCAACTGGGCGGTACCAGTTGTTGCTGCGTAGAAATCAGCCATGATTATATTCCTTTACAAAAGAGGGGTGAGGTTAAAGTTCAATTCCTTGTGCCGATGCTTCCTCATAAATTGCAAAGACTTCATCCTTAGACGCAGCATCCTGAATACGTTTAATCCAAGAAGCAGGAGGAGGTGAGACTTCACTGCCAGCAGCAATCCTATTGGTTTGCTTCCAGCCTTGCTTCTCAGCCTGATCTTCTGGTGAAACTTGGGGCGTAATCAACTGTGCTTCTTCTGCTGCCAACCTGATTGCTTCGGGAGTAAGTTCCCCGTCGTAGCCTTTAATAAAATACTTTGACATCGGGGAAGCAAGGTCTATGCCTGCTTTCACAAACGCCATTTCTTTCTGGACTGCTTGGGATTCCGCTACCTGCTTGCGCAGTTCACGAAGTTCTTTCTCTTGCGCTTTCAACTGTGCCCGAACTGGGTTCTGGCTTGGTGGTTGGTCGCTGTCGTCTTCGTAGAATTCTTCTTCAAAGTTAGACATATGGCACTCTCCTTAAGTCCACACCTAAACGGAGGATTTAGGTGGCTACGTTGGTTACACCCCGATGGATACTCCACAGTTACGGGGGGTACCTGTGGGTTCTGGCTTTCAGCCTCGTGTATAAGTTAGCACATTACGTGTGCTGTGCAACTATTGTCCGACTGTCTTAAGTCCTGTGACACCTTGTTGTGTGACGGCTAGTGAACCGCCTGCTTCAAATGCTGCGGTGCGTTTACGACGACGGGCTGCTACACGTTGTGCTGCCGCTGTGTTGGTACCGAGTGCTGCACCAATTTGTTCTGTAGCGGTAATTGCTGTTTCGCCTGATGCTGCTTCGGCTGTGGTGGTGCCATAGAGTTCTCGTTCTTGAGCAATCTCACTGAAACCTTTACGGGCTGATGCCATGTTGACACCTTGTGCTGCTAATGCTTCAGCGTCGGTTGCGGTTAAACCCATGCCAGCCTGTGATTGTGCTTGTCCAGCGATTTGTGCTGAGGTGACTTGGCGGGTGAGCAGGGCTGCGTCTTTCTTCCTGTTCATTACGTCTGTTGCTCTATTAGGGTCAAGGTAGTATGAGGCAAGGTCGTTTTCGGTGATGCCGTATAGTTCTTGGAGGGCAGCCTTGGTTGCTGAGTCGGCTGTCTGGGCTGCACGGTAGCCACCGACGATACGATTTTCTAGTTCTATCCGTGATAGGTCTGCCCCAATAAAATTGGATAGGTCTTCTTTTGTGTCGTAGAAGCCGAGTGGCAAGCCAGTGGTTCGTAGGGTGTCTGTGTATTGTTTTTCTGCTGCGATGTAGTCTGATGCGGTGAGGGCTTTCATGCCGTTTGCTATGCGTTTTGCGTTGCCTGAAAACCTATCGTCATACGCTTTTTTTGTGGCGGGGTCTTGTTGGATAAGTTCAACAATTCTGTTTTCGTCAAGTCCAGTGATGTCTTGGTCTGGGGTGATTTTGTTTTTGAATAAATCAAAAAGGAACCCTACTCCGTAACTTTCTAGTTTTGATTGCACTTCAGCGAGGGTTGCCATTATCGTACCTTCCCGAAAACTTTGTCAATTGTTTTGATTAGATCATCATTCTTTTTGGATGCTTCAGAAGTTTTCTGCCAGTCGGGTAGCGTTCTCAAGTAGGAGTTCCATTCGGTAGAGTTCATCAATCTTGCTTCCCCGTTCTTGGGGTCTTGGTAGGTGAGCAGGGGGCGGAACTTGTCTTGGGTGAGGTCTACTTGTGCTGGGTCAATGCCGAGTACTTTGGCTGCAATTTGTTTGTAACTGCTTACGGAAGTGTCTAGGTCTCCTGCATCTAACATGTTGGCAACTGAGGGGTACAACGCTTTGGATTGGTTGCGGAACTGGTCAATGATCTGTTGGTCAGACATCCCGCCAGTCAACGTTGCTTGCACATAACCCTCAACTTGAGCGTCAGACAAACTCAACCCATATTTCTTAGCGGTAGTTTTAATCGTCGCTGCGTCCTGCCCTGTACGCAAAGTGGTGGCAGATTCAGCAGGGGCTTGAGCACCAGTCGGGGTTTTGGCTTGGTCAGCAACAGACTTACCGATAGCCTCGTTCAGTGCTGCGTTATCGTAGTTGCCTTTAAGCGAGTTCGCTGCTATTTCTTTAACGGATTCAGGGGTTAACTGGTATCCAAGGTTCTTAGCAGCAGTTGATACGACTGTTTCACGGGCAGCAATACGAGC